ATTCTGCATTTTATCTAATAATGCTGCAGATTGTAATGCGTGATTTACTCCATATTTTTTATAAATGGTTAAATGTGCTTTATCATTTATTTTTTTAGATTGCATAGGATTTTCGACACCATATTTTTCTAAATTGGTTATACGTATTTTTTCTTTTATGTCAGTAGACTGATAAGGATTTTCGACACCATATTTTTCTAAATTAGTTAGTATACGATTAGACAATGCACCAGCTTTTCTGCATTCGGTACAGCAATATTTAGACTTGACAGATGTGAATTCTCTGCCACAATCATTATAAGCACAGATTTTCTGTGTCAATGCCATTATGTAAAATCCATTTTAGAAAACGCAATGTTTTTACCCCAGCCTGTTGGGCTACCTGTAACAGTTGTAATGCGTGCACCGCTTGGGAGTATTACTCCATCTAAGTCATCTACTAATAACCCAACAGGGCCCGGATTGCCGTACGGTGTAAAATTATAGAATTGAACTCCACGTTCTACAGCAAATTTCCATATAAATCCTTCTCCCGAAAGTTCTATAGTATAATCACTTAACTGAAATACAGGCATAGGATCAGAAAGCACAACAGGCATTGCACGTAAACCAATGCTCATTAATAACACTTCAAAGTTTTTTTGGCTTTCATCAAGCGGATTTCCTGTGACCTGTATATTTAATAACCGTGTCATTTCTTGAGAAAGCGGAGGGTTTGGATTTGGATCCACAAAACAACCAGGGCTGCTTGCATAACAGACATAGTACTGCAAATCAGCAGTAAGATTCTGTTGTGCTGTAGATGCACCGTGAATTTTTTGTGGCATTTCTTATTCCTTGTACTCTATTTAGCGAGTAATAATATTATCTATATTTATCAAGATTTTAAATCATATGCCTGTTAAAAAGCAGCGATATGCTGCTTTTATCTATAGTGTATTACGCTAATTTAAAAGGTGATTCAACAATTATGACAGAGGCTAAGTTTGCTGATGCAGTAACTGGTGTTGCCGATTGATCAGCTGAACCAACTGAAACATATACTGTTTTAGTACCTAATGCCCTTACTGCTGCTTGCATTTCAGCAGCAGTTGTAGTAGGATCAGCGGCGCCCCATCCAACAGCCGACGCTGAAATTGCAAAATGAATTTGTGTTGTGCTGCCGTATAATGCTGGTTGTGCAGAGATTATAACTATACCACATTGCTTTGAAATTTCTTGTAAAGCGTATTCAGCTGCACTGTTTGGAACAGGCGCATTATTACCAACAACAAAATATGTAGTTGCTGAGACTGCACCGCCAGATACAGATACTGGTAAATTAACAGATCCGTCTGAAATTGTCCATGCAAATGGACCAGTCATTTTAAAATATCTAAGGCTACCTGTTAATGTTTGGTCATTAATGATGCCACCGTTTACCCTGATCGTCATATGTATTCTCCTACAATTATACTTATTTATCTATTATTGAATTTTTAGTCAATAGAAAAGGGCCAAGGCCCTTTTCTAAACTTATTCTAACCTGTTTAAGATTAGATAGGTGCTGGGTAGTAACCTGGTGTACCAGTAGACGAGTTAGTTGCAGGATAAGCTGCAGAAGTTGAACCAACACCGTATGCTAATGTACCATTAGCAAGTGTACCAATATCCATTGTGCCGTTAAATGCAGCAAAAGACATATCAAATGTCACTGCACCTGATCCAACACTAACAAGTGCACCAACTGTTGATGTAGGTGCTGCACCAGCCACTGTTACAACAGCTTGAGCATTAGATACTGGAAGAGAAGATGCAATAAGGCCAGCATTATCAGAGAACCAACCTTCTGAATTACCTAACATAACGTCGATACTTCTTGAACTAGCATCATACTTAGAAACCGCAAGAACTGTAGCCTTTGTTTCAAGTGTCTTGAGTGCCTGAACAATTGCGCTTTCAACTACGCCAAATGTTGAATCACCAACAGTGCCTGTACCGGCTGGTGTTGTTGTGCCAAGAACAAACAAGTTTGATGCTGCAAGAGCAGCAATGTTAGCACTAAATGTTAACTTTACGAATGCAACTTTACGTTCAACCCATACGCCTGGGTAAGCTGCCCCATTTACTTTTGTTGTCATAATAAATATCCTTATAAAAATTCGCAGATAAATATCTGCATAACTTTATTTATCATCGTGAACAAAATTCAAGGTATCTACTCCATTTTATATATTAAACAAAGTTATGAGTAATATGTTGGCAGGACAAAAAGGCAAAAAACGTGTAATAAAGACATTCCTATGTCGCAGGATATAAAAGATAAACTAAGTACTAAAAAATCAGGTAAACCGTGGACACAAGCACGGAGAGACGCGCAGAAATCTAAAAATTAAACCGGCTTACTTCTTCCTATTACGGCCTAACCTGTTGTATTCTATTCTCTTAGCTAATTCAATTTTATCTTCTTTAAGAATTAATTCAAAAATTTGTTTAACTTCTTCATTTGTTGTATTTCTGCTAAAGATTTTTTTACCAAAATCTTTAACTTGTTGAAATATGCCGGGCTTTTTAGTCGCTGGCGCTGGATTAAGTTCATCCGCAAAATTTTGTTGCATAAATGCAATTATGTCGTCTTTGGTGCCGCTTTTTTCAATATAATTAACAATTTTCATAACTACTTTACTATATTGTGTATTACCTGCTTCTTTTAATATAGTAGAAAATACCTTACTTATTTTATTATCGCTGAATCCACATTCTCGTAGTAATGGTGCAATTTTAGTTGTATTTGTAGGATATCCAGCATATGCCCATTTCTTTTGTAAATCGTAAAAACTTATATTAGATATTGTTGATATATTTTCAGATAATGATATGTCATCTTTGGGGTTAGATGCTTGTATTTCATGTAATGCATCCCATAGCTGTTTTCTAGTCTCGGGTGTCATTGAATTACTGATATAATCCTTAATCTTTTTTATGTTATCGGCCTTTACTTGCGCTGGGTCAGACTTTGCAGATTTTGCAGATTTTGCAGATTTCTCTGAGTGTGCCGATAATATCTTAAATACTGCTTCTACATCTTTCTCATGCAACTCTTCTCCCGGATCATCCTTAAAATCTTCGTTGATTCCACGACGAGATCTTGCAGATCTTTTTCGAATTGCACCAGGAGTTTGACTTAATACACCTTTCTGTCGGCCGCCACCTTGTGGACGGCCAGGCGGATTACCAGGTTTTGTTGGTTGATCATTTCCCTGCGCAGGTGGTGGTAATCTCCTAGTTGGTGCAGGTAACCGGGCTGTCTGCGTTTGTTCGTCATTAGCATATTCAACATCACCCATATGCTTTATACCGGGATCACCGGGACGTAGGCCTGGTCTTGCAGTTTGTATATTTTGTTGCCCGGATGATTTGTTGACTGATATATTACTGTCAGCTGGTGGCTGCTTTGATCTATTACCTAGTACGGTATCAATTGCATCATTAATTGTTTTATCATCAAAATCAGTTTTAACTTGTAAAAAATTTACTAAGTCGCTTGAATATACTTTTCTTTTATAATTAAGACGTCCAGTTGCTGGATCAGATTGCATAGAAACAATCTGATTATTTTTAAGATATTGTATCCAATCGGCTATAATTTTTTTAGATGCCATTACTTTCTTCGCCTTCGTCAGCACAATCGCCAAACTTAATACGCTTTACCATTCTTGTAAATCTGTTTGGATCACTGCCTCTTATACTTGATACAAATCTTTTCTTTAGCATTTCTGCGTCAACTGGAGTAAAATTTTCATCAATAGACTCTAATAAATTTATAGCAGAAACTATAATATGCTGTGCTCTTGCTTCAATAAGGTCTTCCTTATTTTTCTGAGGAACATACGAGCTAATTTCCTCTAGAATAGATCTACTTTTACGATTTATGGACAATTTGCTATCTCCAGTTTGTTTAGCTATTTATCAACTTTTATCGTTTCTTAAGGAATGCCCGAACTGCTGCTGCACCCTCTAATGGATTTACCTTTGTAATATGTCGTGGTGTCATACTTGTAATTTCGCCAGAGTCAGTATCTAATTTTTCTCCTGATCTTATAACACTTTTTTTCTTAAGTTGTTCGTATATATTTTTTGATGTTGCTTGTATTGCATCGTCGTCGCCATCTTCTAAGTCAGTGATACGTAAACTTTTTGTATTAAAAGCTAAATCAACTTTTGAACCAACACCCGAGCTTGAACGTGTTTTCATAAACTGAATCTGATAACGGCCACCTTCTTTCATTGCTGCACTAGTAAATATACCAATAACATTATCTGCTGTATTTACTTTAGAAATACCACCAGCAATGTGACTTGGATCAAATTCAATCTCCTCGTATGAACCACGATTTAACTGTGAAGCAGATACCGTTACTGTTTGTAATTCAACTGCTAAATTGCGTAATTCTTCAGTCACATATTTGTCCTTAACAAATAAGTTTTCTGCACTAATTTTTTTGCTCATTGGCATCATTAAGTCTAAGTAATCGACTAAGATACAATCAACTTTAATGCCTTTATGAATTTCATATTCTTTAATAAAAGCACGAATGTCGTTTGAGGTGCACCCATTTGGTAATTGTTTGACACGTAACTGCCCTTTGCTTTTCATTTGAGATGCACGAACTTTCATGTGTACATCATCGATGTTGCGCATTACTTCTCTAGTCTCGTACCCAGTATGCATTGCATCGATACGCATTGAGCAAAGTTTTTCACTTAGTTCTAATGATAGATAAACAACATTTAGCCCCGCCATTGCCCAATTTACCGCAAGATTTTGAAGGAACAGAGATTTTCCTGCTCCCGAATTATGAGAGGATACACCGTTTGTATAATACCTGTGATTTTTGCTGTCGATTACTAAATCGAATACCAAATCTGTTATACCTGTTTCTGTTACCTTAAGTACAGTCTTATTTCCATTAGATGATTTTAATTGCATTCCTTCTTTTAAATTTATCGGTGCAATGTATCCCCCGTATATATTTTCGTAGCAATGTAAACCCGAAGAATTTACAGATGTACCGTCTGTAAATTCTGTATTAAATATCTTATACGATCCTTTACTAATCAACCCCATAACCGGAACAAAGCCATCCGGTGAATCCACAAACCACGTATCTTTACTATCGTGTAATTCAAGAATATTATATTCTTTAGGCTCTACATTGCTACCGATATATTCAAGAAATTCGGGAGATTCATATTCGATCTCATTACCATAAATCTTTTTTAATAATTCTATATTATAATTCATTATATTTCCATTTATAAACTTTGTTGCCGCAATTCCAAATTCTATCATATCCGTTA